ATCGGGGATGATTGCGATTGGGGCTACTTGGAGAGGGACTGAAAGTTGCGGGTCACCATTGTAAGCACATACTGGTCCTACGACTTTGAATCCCTTGTCAGTTGGACACTTTGGAACACACCCAAACCCTGTTTGTGCTTGGTCAAACTCGACAGGACAGGACGGAACACCTCCCATTATACCTTGGAGAGATAGATTGCCGAAGCGATTCCTGCGCTCAGCAAAAGCAGAATCATCCCCTGGGCCCACGCAGAAGGAAGGAAGAGGTAGGTCATGAGACAGAGAAGAATGGTCAGAAGCGCAACCTGGACGACGTACATGTGCTTGGATACAAGGAACATAATCTGGGCCTGCTCCTTGTTAATCTCGGACCCGGCGACCTTAGGATGAGGCGGCTTGACGGTCTCCAAGATCTTGTCGAACTTCTTAGCTACAGAATGTTCAGCCTCGGCGGACGCATGTTCAGACTTGATATTGTGATGGTCCGCAACGATACCAGCACCTTCAGACTTTTCTGTATACACATCTGCATGTGCTGCCAGGTCAGCTTCTATCTTTGCATTCACCTTTGTAAGTTCGTGGAGGAACCGGGCCGATTCAGCTGTGAACTGTGACATGTCTGAAGTAGGTGACAAATCTGTGACCCCAATTGAATACTCGTGGTTATCAGACACGCAGCTTCCGTTCGTATAGGAATACCCAACCGGGCACTTAATATGACATGAATTAATGCCCTTTTCAAATCCTGCTGGGCAGTCCATTAACCCTTATTCGGAATAAAAGTCTGAAGACGGCCAAAGATGGGCGCGATGATCCTCGCATCACGGTTCGCCTGCATTGACCTCCATCCCAGAGTCGGGGCGGCACCGATACCGCGGTTGATGTACGGCGCAACTGTTGCGGCCATACGGATGTAACGTGTGTGGTCGGAGGCATCTCCTCCAAGCTTTGCGTGGACCTGTGCACCGCCACCACCAACTTCAAGATAGGAAATGAGCGGCATTTTGTTTATCCGCAAGAGATAATGCTAGAGTGGCTCGTTGCTCTCGTTGTCGCGCTTCTTGCGATCGCGTCAATCCAGGGGACGCGAGAATACCTAGAGAATCCCCCAGATGATACGGTGAAGATTCCAGACTCACTGCAGAAGCTCCTTGACGTCTATGCGTCAAGCTACACGAATTACCGCGCAACTGGAATGGACGCGTACCGCAACGCATACCAGATGACGGAGGTTCAGATTAATACGGTACTGCGTGAGATTGCGAAGAATGTAGATGAAGGCAAGGAGCGTATTGACGGTATCCTCTCAGACCAAAAGCTGGCGAACCCCAAGGTAGATGCCCTTCGCAAGAGGGCACAGAAGCTTGAGGAGTTAGAGCCAAAAGTGAAGGACGAAGAGATCAAGTCCGAGAAGCTCGCTGCGGAACGGGGACTCGACACGGCGTCTCTTACCGCAAAGGCAGGTGTCATGTTCCTTGTGTTTACGGTTGGATGGATGGTTACCTACTTGGCATAGCGACAAACCCTAGCAGCACAAGGCATGCCACACCAAACACAATCGTGTAGGTGTTGATGGTACCATCTATCTTCACGGCTTCACGGCTATGGATGCGACGGAGGGTCTCTAGCTTGTCATTGCTTGCAGCCATGTCCGCATACTCCTCCTGAAACTTGTTCAGCCTCTCTATGATTTCCTTGCGCTTCTCTTCGAGACCCGATGGTTCTGAGGTGACCAGAGCCATCTCCTTATGCAAAATATCTAGCATGTCATGCTTGACAGCCAAAATCCTCACCATCTGTCCTGACACAGCGTTCTTGGTGTCCATGGCAAGCGCTGCGGTGACTAGTTTCTCGTACTCGTCTTGTTTTTCCCTGAACGCGATGTCAAGGTCATGTAGATTTCCCTGTGCTACCGACATTGTTCCTAGGCAACATTTACATCAGCGACGCAATACCGATAGTAGATAGACCGGCCCGCAGAGTCGCTGTGACGGATGATTTCGAGGATGTCTCCTGGGACCGCACCAATCACACGAGCCTGGATATCCTGCGAGTCAATCCAGGGAATCTGCTCCTCAGGCTTTGACACCTTGTTGGCTTCCATCATAGCCGTTGCCTCGTCGGGCTTCATGATGCGATGCGGCATCGACATACGGTGAGAGGTAATGTCATACTGAAGCTCTGGGAGGTGGAAGAACTGCATACGGTCTTTCGCCCGAGCCTTCATTGCAATCAGCACATTCTCTGACGGTTTGGACCTCGTGGCCACGACCACGCCTTGGGTGTTGCCATTCTCTACCGCAAACTTGCTGTAGTTGTTGATGTCGATGGCGGTGATCTTGTCCTTCTGAGGAAAGATGATGAGGACCTTGCCCATCGTGTACATGTTGACCTTCTCCAGCTGATCTGTGGAGACTGATTCCGTGTCTGTAGGGAGACCACGACGAGTAAAGAACGTCTTCAGTGTATCAAGTGCTTTCTCCTCCATGCTTATCTCACTGGCAAGACTCAAAGAATCCCTTTTTTTCGGTGATGGATACAATGACATCCGTTCTCGTCCTGTTAGCTGCCGTGCTAGTCCTCTACATCGCATGGGTCTACTTCTCTCCCCAGGTCCAGCGTCCTGATGTCAAGTTCTTTGACCAAAAGCAGGATGCCCGCACGATTGCGGTTGAGGATTCATCGTACCAGCAGCGGACGAACCACATGCCTCGCCCTCCGATCATCGCACTTCCTCCAGCCGGCATTGAGACGCCCTTTCAGGTGAATGCATATAAAGCCCACCTGTCATAAACCTTAATGAGCCAAAAGCAAAAGATCTCGGGTGCACTACGAGAGCAAGTATGGCTTCAACGTGCAGGTCCTGTCTATTCTGCAAAGTGCTCTGTCGTATGGTGTCAGAACAAAATGACTGTCTTCAACTTCCACTGTGGTCACAACATCCCAGAGAGCAAGGGAGGTGAGACAGACCTGAACAACTTGTTTCCCCTCTGCGACCGCTGCAATGTGTCCATGGGCAACCGATACACAATTGAAGAGTGGAACCGAATCTCTAGCCCACTTGCTCGCAGTTGGTTTTCAAAGATTAAGTGTTGGAATGCTTGACGGGGGCGGCTCAGGCTTTGTGCCATTCGCACGGTGACGTACAATCTCGTTCCAGAAGTTCGTAAGCACATCGATATGGTCAGACATCCAGTTAGGGTCCTTCGGCACAAAGTCTCGCTTGATTGACCCAAGCGTCCAGTAAATCTTCTGGTGCTCTCTCTCACCTAGAGTCGCCTGCCACTCTGCAACCTCTTGGTCCTGTGGCTTGTAATTCACAGACTCATCTTCGAAGATCGCAAAGATACCCTTGCGGCCTTCAAACTTGGACCACTCACCATAATGAACCTGTTTGAACCGGAACTCCACGTACTCGCACTCATTGATGCCTGTGCACTCCATCTGAAGCTGCATCTGGTGGATGTAGCCCGCAGGAATCTCGTCCTTTGCGACACGAGAGATAGGGCACTTGAACTCAACCAGGCGACCCCATCGCTCACGGTCTCCATTCGTGGGGAAGATGATTCCGTCAGGAGAGGCACCGAGGAACGGGTAGACCGGGTGCTGGACACAGGATACATCCGTAATCGTGCACTCTGTCTCGGCTTCGTAGATTGCCTTCCCGATTGGCTCAAACCGCGTGCCCCAGATGAGCGCCGGAATCGGAGGACCCGATTGAGGGGCTGGTGGCTCCAGTTTCCTGAGCATCACGGACCGTGCGGTCTCCCCACCTGTGAAGATGTAGCCGAGCTCTGAAGCCGTAATCTTCTCACCACGCTTGGCATGCCACTGGGCAGTCCTCTGGTCATTCTCTCCATACAGTCTGATGGTTCTGCGGACATTTCGGTCACGAGCCCATCGCTGCCCGACAGGACCCTTCATGATTTCTTCTGTTCGCTGGTAGACCACCTTGCGTAAGAATGTCCGCGACAGGGTTGGCTGAATGAGCCAGCAGAAGAAGACAAAGTCCCGTAGGCGGTTGTTAAGATGGGTATACGGTCCATCTTCAAGCCACTTGGTTAATAGCTCATCCATTGCGTTTCCTTTGCGTCTACTCCGAAAACTCATTTTCACTGTAAAAAAGTAGATTGACCATGGAGACTATTCAAAGCAAAGAGCAGTGGGTTCTCCACCGCTTAGAATCCTTCTACGCAATCCCCGAAACATTCACGCGCATTCAGTCCATCTTGGCGGGGGAGTCTCGCCTCAGCCTGCGTCTTATTGACTGGTTTGTGACCAATTATTCCAAGAAGCACAATGTGTCCTACATGACCACCACGGGTCGGCATGTGATTGTGTACCTGGTCTACAAGTCGCATCTCAAGGCGTACAACAAGAAGATGTTCGACCCCTTCTGCAGGTGGAAGCGGATCCAGTTCAGGGGCATGGATACGACTGTTGGGCAGCTGAACTTCTTTGAGTGGGCGGTTCAAGATGAGGTACTGGACTATCTGGAGCAGCATTATGACGAAATCCACACTGACATGGAGGAGTGTTCGCAGGTCATCACCGAGGAGGAGGGGCGCAGGAAGAGGCATGAGTTGTCGCGTTCGGCCACCAAGTCTGTGCGCAGGCACGATGTCCTCGTGAAAGTTCGGTTTGATTAATCGCGCACTCAAGCAATGTTCTCTCGCGTTCATCCCGATGTGGTGTACCCTGTGAGCTCAGATGTCACTGAGCATGATATTGATGTAGTGTCCGACCTGTGGACGATGGAAGGTCGTGAGGTCTACCGTGGAGCACGCGATCCGCACTACACTCATGCAAATGTGTATTGGCTCTACGACGAGGACCTGGACCGCGTGGGCCTGGCAGAGCACCGTCACGATGACCATGGGGACGTGTCTCTGCACTGGTATTACGATAGCCCCTTCGCAACACTCTTACAGGAAAAAGGCTGGACTGAGGGTGAGAGTATTTGGTCGCAGTTTGATTCGGGCGCAGTGGATCGGTTCCTTGCAGAAGGACGGACTACTCCCGAGTCTATCTTGGAAGCCTGTCTGCATGGACCCACTCGCATCATTAGCCCCAAGATGCTGATCACGTGGCCCACGGTTTACTCATGCGAGACATGTGGACGCAAGGCACTGAAGCCGTTCCATGAGGGATGTGTTGCGACGCCCCTTGACATCCCCTCAATTGAAAAGTTGTTTTGTGTTGATGATGATTTGATTGTACACTCCCCTCCATCTGATTCAGAGGTCTTTAGGCGAGAGAGACTGCCGCACGCTTCCGACCCTTCACCGGAGCCGCTGGAGCCGGAGCCAGTGGAGCAGGCTCAGAGCGCGTAGGCTCTTCCTCTTCCTGAGCGACCGGTACCTCAATCTGCTGCTCCTCAGCCGGTGCGTCCTCGTCGTCCTCCTTGGGCTCGTCGGGCTCCTTGATGTCCGCGAACGCCGACTTGGCCGACGGCTTGGACGGCGGGAACACCTTTGCGAGGATCACGCGCCACGTCACGCCGAAGCCCGTACCCGTCACGTAGATGGACGGCGCGATGACCATGCGGCCCTCGATGCGCTTGGCGAAGACCTGCTCGATGTTGTCAAGCGTCACCGCGATCGGGTTGCCTGCCGGGTCCACTGCCTCAAGGCCGACCTGGTCGTCCCAGACCGAGACCTTCATTCGGAGGCTCGGTGGCCACTTGCCAGACGGCACCCACTCACCGTTCACCTTCTCAACGCTCGGGTTGAGAATCGGCTTGAAGGTCTCACGGAGCACCGCCTCGGAGCGAGACTTGCCGAACCACTTGCTGCTGTTCACCAACGCATGCTGGATAACCTTCTCCTGGAGGTCGAGCATGAAGTTGTACAGCTGGGGCACCTCACCGGTTGCCGCCGAGCGCTCCTTGGCGTAGTTGCACTTGTCCTCAAGACCCTTGAGCGAGGCCATCAGACTGAAGTTGCGCTTGCCCGTGTCATCCTCACGGACCATAACACCTGCGGGGTAGAAGAAGCGAGGAATGCGGACCTGAAGGTTCTGACCGTTGTACTTGATAGGAACTGACTTACCCCCCGCCTTGTTGGCGCGGATGTCTCCGATGATGACGCGGCTGATGTCCAGGTTCTCAGAAGGAATGATAGCAGTGGCAGACATAGTGAATTGATTGTGAGATAGACTGCCTCGGTTGCCCCGTTTCCGTTTTTGGCGCACAAATCCAGCTTTAAAGAGACTTCTCATGGAAAGTAAAGATGCGTTGTGCATCAACCAGGACCAAGAAGTCGGAGGATCAATGCCCGACCAATGCACTGAACGGACACATCTTTTGCGGACGTCATATGCGGTGCAGAGAGCATCGTATCTGGGCCGAACTTCACAAGGACCGTTTGGCCAAACTGAAGAAGGTCCAGGCTCTGTTTCGTGGGTGGAGGATCCGCAGATATCTTGCCTTGTGTGGACCCGGTGTCCTGAAGAGAGCCGACTGTGTGAATGATGAAGATCTAGCCACCTGTGAAGAAAAGACAAGGCAACATCCACTTGACTACTTTGGACTTGAAGAGAATGGTAAGGTTTGGTGGTTTGATGTACGGACGCTCTGGGATTGGTCGTCGCGAAACGTCGAGTCTACCAATCCGTATACGAAAGTACCCTTGACATCCGAGACACGAGAGAGGCTGCGCAAGGTATTCGTATTCCGTCGCCGCGCCAAGATGCCAATGAACCAGGAGACCGGCTTGTTCTCTGAACGGGTGTTCCGCAAGTGGACCATACTGTGTCAGATGTTTCGTCATTACGGGTTTGAGGAGGCACACCCACAGCAGTTTGTGGACCTCGGCAAGGGCAACCTATACACAATGTTCCAGTTCCTCATTCATGACTTCAATGATCTGCCACGGAAGCCTGTTAGAGCCCTTGGATATTGCACTCGTGCCGTCGGCTACTTTGTCAGCCTTCAAAACAACGCATATATCTTGACAGCATTGAATTCAATCTTCTTTATGGTCATGGAGTCCAAATCCTACGATGTTGTGTTCATTGTCCTGTCGGCGCTCTACCGCTGCTAATTTTTTCGGCGCGTAGTGATTTACATGACCGCCGTAGGGTAGTAGTATACCAACGCGTTAGAAATGTCTGCCTCTTCCTCTGTCGTTAAGTCAAACAAGATGCCCGCGAAGAAGGATACCAAGTCTGCCCCTGCACCTGTCGCTGCCCCCGTCGCCGCTACCCCTGCACCTGTCGTCGCCAAGGCCCCGAAGGCCAAGGCGGCGCCTAAGGCCAAGGCCGAGAAGGTCGTCTCCTCCGCCAGCGTCTCCGTCCCGACGGTTGAGACGCCGTCTGCCCCTGTCGTGGTTGAGTCCACGGAGTCGTCGGATGTCCAGCTCGCCGCCCTCAGCGAGAAGCTCAAGACCCTCAGCGCGTCGCTGACGGCCCAGCTCCGCGAGGCGGTCCACGGTGTTCAGGCCGCCATCAAGGCCGCCAAGCGCGAGGCCCGCGATGGCAAGCGCAAGAAGCGCAAGGACCCGAAGGACATGACGGCTGAGGAGCTGCAGACCTACGAGGCGCGCCGTGCGAACAACGACTTCCTCGTCCAGCGCCCGCTGACGGATGAGCTCGCGGCGTTCATGGGCCTCAAGTCGGGCGAGAAGCGCTCGCAGACGGAGGTGACGAAGTTCATCTCGGGCTATGTCAAGCAGCACAACTGCTTTGACCCGTCGTTCAAGCGCCGCATCCTCCCGAACGCCGCGCTGGGCAAGCTCCTCCGCGTTACGGACAAGGATGAGGTGACGTACCTGAACCTCCAGACCTACCTGAAGGTCCACTTCCTCAAGCCGAAGGCGTAAAAATCTTTCTTCGTGAAAGATAAATGTCCCATCCGCGTCGCATCATGCACCCGAGCGCCGTCTCCTCCTTCACCCGCGGGGAATTCGCGAAGCATCCTAACATGAATCTCCCGCATGAAATCGTTCATATGGATGAGAAGTACCACAAGGACACACGCAAGTACAATGCGTATAAGCGCAGCATGAAGAAGGCGGCGAAGAAGACCGCCGGTCGCCGT